GATGCTTTCCAGTTAAATTTCCACGATGAGATATGTATACCATTATTTTTCAACCTGTACCCAAATCCAATTTCTATGGTTATCTCCTGGACCAGTAGGTCTGATGTCTGACTTGTAATTTTTAAAACCAAGTTTGTTTACAAGGTCATCAATGAGTTCACTTTCATCTGTAATACTAACATCTGAATGACCGTTAGTGCTTGCAGCATCATATAGGTTATCATAGTATCCAGCAGTTGGGATTCCTTCTTTCCCACCAAACCCCATTTGGAAGCAAACCTTTCCACCATCTTTTAAAACACGATGGGCTTCTTTAAGAATGTTAAATCTAACTTCATGCACACAAATATGCTGAAAACAAATTACTGCAAACATTACATCATAAACATTATCTTTGATCATTGAAAGACTGTCTCCTGGAGTAACATATAGGTTTGGAATTTTTATATTGTTATGCTTTAAATTTGTTTTAGCTTTTTCTAAATTAACATCTGAAATGTCTACTCCATCAATTCTTTCAAACCTGCTATTAAACTTTACAAGGTTTCTTCCTGGACCACAACCGTAGTCTAAAGCAATCATCCCTGTTGTATCAAAATCCTTAAACAGATACTCATCATAGTCTGACCAGTTATTGTGTGCATCATACGATCCAACAACTGGATCTCTAAAGCTTAAGGACCACTTGGATGCATATTCGTCATAGTAGTCATTCTGCATTTTTAAATAATCTTTTTTTCCTTTTGCCATTACTGCTCCTTATTATTTTCTAAAAAGTAATTCAAATCTTCAGGGGTTCCAATTCCCCACATCTTATCAATCATTTTTAATCTAACCTTTTTCCCATCTTGTATGGCTTCATTAAATACTGGGCAAACATAAAATTCATTATTAGTTCTAACATTCTTATCTATCATTTGATTAGCATACTTAACATAGTCTGAACCATGTTTCCAGTAATAAATTCCAACAGTTGCATTGTCAGAAATTGGATTCTTTTCTGCTACCTCTGAAACAAAACCATCTTCTCCAGTTTTTGCAAAAGACCACTTTGGATGAGTAGCTTTAAATGAAAGAATTCCACCATCAGCATTACTTGCTGAAAATTCGTAGAGTGCTTCGTTTGAATCCCACTCTACATACTGATCTGAGTTAGCCATAAGCAATGGTTTATCACTATTAATTAGGTGCTCTGCAAGTAGTGTAGTACAAGCTGCACCTTCTGTCATTCCATCAACAATAACTATGTCGCAATCTGGTGCAATTAAGTTTAGCAATTGCTTTAAATTATATTTTTCATAATGATCTTTTTGAACTAAGAAAATATAGTGTGCATCAATGTTAAGATTTTCAACAACTACCTGAATCATTGGTTTGCCATTAACTTCAATTAATGGCTTTGGGAATGTATATCCAGCTTGTGCAAATCTTGAACCTGCTCCAGCCATAGGAATAAGAACATTCATGTCTTTATTTTTCCAAGGCACTTGTCCAGTTCTCTCTTTCTGCTCAAACTTATTTATAAAGTCTATGAATATTATATCATTTAGATCATAGGAATCTTTAATTGGGTATAGGTTTGCTCCAGAACTTAGAGCACCTTGCCTACCTACATGAGAGTCTTCAATAATGATAGTGTCTTTTGGAAAAGCGTTTAGTGCTACCATGCACTTCCAATACATTTCTGGGTGAGGCTTTGGATGCCAGACATCTTCATTGCTAACAATGTAGTCTACTAAATGCAAAACATTTATTCCATGCAATGATTTTATAATTGTTTCTCTAATACTATTAGATGCTACCGCTATCTTCCAGCCATTTTCTTTTAAGTAATGCATAATATTACTAGCATGAGTATTTATTGGTAGGTTTTCTAGTAATCTAAAGGTAGCCTCTTGCTTATTCTTCCAAACTTCATCATGCTTATTAACTGGCAAACCTTTTTCTTTAGTAAGCATTTCAAGCTTTTTTCTTGTATTTAATCCATCATACTTAGACAAGTGTTCTTGATAGGATATTGCATACTTCCCATCAATCAAAGTTAGAGCATCATTTAAAGCTTTATAGTGAAGATCTTTTGAATCAATTAGCACTCCGTCTAAATCAAATATAACTAATTTATTACTCATCTTTGTGGTCCTGCATGTCTATGCCACTTGTTATGCCTAACAATACTTCTACCATTGCACTTCATAACATATTTATCTCTTACTCTATAAGACCATTCAACATCTTCTTCTTCATTCCAACCACGACTCTCATCAAGTGGCTCTTCAATCATAACGTTACGCTTTAAAATAAAGAATCCACCAGAAATATACATATATTGTGTTTGAGACCAGTCATCATACCTTAGAGACCAAGCCCTTCCATGACCAGGCTTGTCCCATAAAGACCAGTCCATAGGATTTCTTGCACCAGTAATCAGATATTGCGGGCAAGAACAGATATCCCAATCAGTTCCAAACTCAACAAAGTTTTTATACCAGTCTTTATCAAAGATATGATAGTCATGCATAAGCACAATGTTTTCATACTTAGCTTCCTTTACAAGAATGTTTTTCTTTTTAGTAATCCATCTTTCTTTAATAGATTCATCAAAGTCAATCTTTTTAATATCTTCCCCATCAATATCAGAACTATCTCCACCACCAACAAATAGTATTTCATATTCTGGGATATTAAGATTACGAATGCTTTCTATAATCTCTTGAAGTCTTTGCTTATCTTCATAAACAGTTATGATACCAAATGTCCACTGTATGTCATTCATTTGTAAAGCCTGTCGCTACAACAGTTACTAAAATTCCATCCTCAAGATCTGGATCTAATACAGTACCAAATATGATGTCAGCATCTTCATGTGCTTTATCTGCTACTAGTGATGCAATAGTGTTTACTTCTTGCATTTTAATTTGACCAGAGGATGCAATTGAAATTAAAACACCTGTTGCACCATTAAGATCAACATTAAGAATTGGACTTGTAATTGCTTCATTACCTGCAACCTCTGCACGATCTTCTCCAGATGCATACCCAATACCCATAAATGCAGAACCAGCATTCTTCATAACTCTTTTAATGTCTGCAAAGTCTATATTAATTTGACCAGGGGTTGTTATTAAATCTGATATACCTGCTACTGCTTTTAGTAAAACATTGTCTGCTTCCTTAAATGCATCCTGCATAGAAATTTCTGGATCAAGCATTGAAATAAGGTTTTCATTTGGAATAACTATAAGGGTGTCAACTTCTTTACTAAAACTATTAATTCCCTCTAAGGCATTATTCATACGCTTCTTGCCCTCAAATGCAAATGGTGTAGTAACAACGCCTACAGTTAATGCTCCAGCTTTTTTGGCACATCCAGCAACTATTGGTGCAGAGCCAGTTCCAGTTCCGCCACCCATTCCAGCCGTTACAAAAACAACGTCAGCTCCTGAAACAACTTCTGCAATTTCATTTATGCTATCTTTAGCAGAGAGTCTTCCAATATTTGGGTCTGCACCAGCACCAAGACCACGAGTTCTATCTTTTCCAATATCAACTTTAACATCTGCCAAACTTGGCATTAACGCTTGAACATCAGTGTTTATTGCAATAAACTCTACTCCAGATAGTCCTTGAGTTATCATGCTATCAACGGCATTTATTCCGCCACCACCGCAGCCTACTACTCTTATGTCAACCAAATTGCTCATAAGAACATTATACCTTAAACTATCCTATTTCTTTTCTTAGATCTGCCCACATGGTTCTAGTCTCTTCTATCTTTATGATAGCATCTAATACTGTCATTTCCATTAGCTCATCTACATCCATGCCAATTTTTTCAGCAAACTTAATCATTTTTGTAAGAAACATTATCTAAAACTATCTACTGAAATGTAGAGGGATTCTGCAAAAGATGCATTCTCTACTGCAAGATCAACTATGTGAGACTTCTTGCTTTTATCTCCAAGCTGTCTTGTAAGCAAGTACGATGCCAGGGCATGGGAATACTTATTAACAAACTCATCTACTGTGTATAAATTATTTTCATAGATAACTGTTCTTTCATCTTTTACTTCTTTTTTATTTTTCATTCAACATTGTCCTAACTATTTCAAGAGCCATAGTGACACCATGAACTGGCAGCCCTAACTTGACTCGCTCATCTCTAACATATTCTATTCTATTTTGCACGGAAAGTAAAGTATTGCTTTTAACAAAACTATTAATTGATTCTAGTTCTCTTGCACGATCTTTGTAATAATAAACATCATCACACATTAAATTAAATCTTCTGTTAATCGTTCAAATTGTGGCAATGGTTCTAAATTATCAAATATCCCCATTTGATTATGTGGCTCAGAAAGATTAGATTCATCTTCATAATCATCCCATACTGCTGTATACATATCTGCATAAGGATATGCCCAATTAGATATCTTCCCAGCAAAACTTATAGTTTTGTTTGCAAACCATCTAACCAATGGACCCTTGTCCACCTCGTGCTCTAAGTTAAATTCCATGATATCCTCGTATTTTTAATAGCTTCTTGTAAAGAAGTTCTTGTAACAAACATTTTAATTTTATCATAAAGACTAGGAGACATCTCATTATAGTAAAGCACTACCTTTGGCTTTGCAAATCCCATAGGACATCCTGAACTGACTTCGGCAATTGGCTCTCCAATAACCATTGGATCTGACTTCAATACCTTTATAGCCATATCTGCTGCTAAAGCAAGGTCTTCAACTTTTTCAACATCATCAGACATTTGTTTTTTAACAACTCTAACTATCATACTATTTCCTTTTCTTTCCATCTGACCTTATTGACTTAATTCTTTTCTTTAAATACTCATCTTCATGCTGCAAGTAAAAGTGTACAAAAAGTTTTTCATACTCTTTATCATCAAGCTTTCCGTTTTCTTTTTGATACTCTTCTAACATCTCTTTAACTTTTTCAATAAGAAAACTCATTGTGTACCAGTTTCTTCTTTGTGCTCTGTTTTTATATGATTAATTAAATCTAATATATCCATATACATTTGTTCACACATATAACATTCGTTATAAATCTCTTTTTTATTAGACATTAGAACTCCAGAGGTAATACTATTGATGGAGTAAGTTCGCCCATCCAAGCACCAAGACAATTGTATGATATGTATTCAACAGCTTCATCATATTCCATGCCATCTCTATCCATTAAAACATCTACCATTTTTTCCCAAGAATAGGTAGCCAGTGTTGGTTGACCACACCTTAAAGAAAGTCCTATGAATGCCTCTTCAAAGCCGTCCATAATCATGATCTCTTCTTCTATTTGAGAAAGAGCTTGTTCAAGTTCTTCTTTATTCATTACCATCCACCAATGCAATTATTAGAGTGGGTATGTATCCAGAAGTTTCCTTCCAGATGTTTCTTAGTTGGTGCATACAGCTCTTCACCACATGCACCACATTCGTAAGACCACTCTTCTGCAAAAAAGTCATACTGAAATCCTCTATTTTTATTTAGGGTAGATAACATACGATTCATCCTTGTCGTTTTTATCAAGGCTTGACTGTTCTTTCATCTTAATCCTTGCTACATTTTCAGCAGCACTACTTGATGCAAAAACTAAACCTTTCAAACCACACTGAACTTTTTTCCATTCATTGATTCCAAGCCTTACTTGAACTGAAGCTTTCCAGCCACCTTTAACCTTTGTAATGACTGCACGATATTGTTTTTCTTCAACTAACATTTCATTTTTCTTAGACATTAACCTTTGTAATGACTGCACGATATTGTTTTTCTTCAACTAACATTTCATTTTTCTTAGACACTGCTATCCTCCTGTGCTATAAAAGCCTTTTCCTTTAAATTGAATTCCTCCAACACCAAAAATTCTTTTGATGCTGCTACCACAATCTGGACAATTATCTGGGTCAGGGTCATTCATACCCTTGACTAATTCTTTATTGTCCTCGCATTTTTCACATGCATATAAATATACTGGCATTAATATACTCTACCAAACTTTTTGTATTTTGTCAATATTGAAATGTCCCCCCGAAGGGGGACACCCAACTAAGCCCAGGGATCAGGCTCTTCTGCTCCAACTGAAACTGTTGAGTTTGAAACATTGCTAGTCTTATTAAATGTTCCAGACTTAATTGATAATGATGGACCAACATCGGTTGCATCAATTTCAAAGGCATTGCCCTTAGTTCCGTCTTTTCGATCAAATTCACGATACTTTAACTTACCATGAACGATTACCTTATTTCCTTTTGAAAGATTTGATGAGACATTTTCTGCCAGAGTTCTCCAACATACAACATCATAAAATGCCGTGTCTCCATCTTTCCAAGTTCCATCAGAATCTTGGAATCTTTCTGTACTTGCAAGACGAAGCTTTGCAAGAACTTTTCCTGAGCCAAGATCCTTCTTTTCTGGATCTTTAACCAGGTTTCCTATTACCGTAATTGTTGTAGCCATTTTTACTCCTTATAGCTGTCTTTCATCATTATACTTGATATCTAGAATTGGGTCAAGTGAGACATTCGCACCTAACGACTCTAAGATATTTTTTATTCTCGTCATATACTCTATACAACGAAGTCTTTCGTTATCATTTAAATGTCTCCAGTGACTTTCATAAAACTGGATAGCAAGAAAATGGTCATAGTCTGCAATTGCTATTTCAAAATCTTTTGGAGGTTTTATAGATCTAATAGCATGTTTCATCTTACTTGTATACACTATTTACTCTCCATTGTAATGCCAGCCCAGACATCAAACCAATCAGTCTTTTCCTTATGACTATTAAATTCTTTAGATATCTTTCCGCCTTCTAAATAAACACCACCCCAAACACCCCACTCAGCATTGCTAACTCCATATGCTAAGCACTGTCTTTGTGCTGGACACTTTATACACAGAAGGTCTACTTTTTTTGAAACCTCTGGATTTTCTTCATATTGATCAAAGAAAAGATTTGTATCCATATTAAGGCATAAAGCTTTTTCATCGAACTTGTACATCGCCCTTCCTTAATATAGAGTCTGGAATGTCCCAGACCCCACCAGTATTTTCGAACACAACTTTCTTGTGCCAATTAGAATCAATAAAAGCTGCATTCTTTTTTAAACTAGCATCTTGATCTTTTTCAAGAAACACAACGTTCCACCCTTCCCAACTTAAAGAAGGGTTTCCACTGACAATTGATTCCATTTTGTGTAAATCAGATATTTTCATTAATAGATCTTTCTGTGCTAATTATTACTGTTAAAATTGTAACAATAAATTGGAATATAAACATTAAAATAAATCCTATTTGATCTGTAGCCAGACCATACCATAGTATAGATACTTGGTGTACCATCCATAGTACTACCATCGTTGCTATTTTTGCTACGCTTGTTTTTAGTGTTACTGCTAAAAGCATTGACAAATAAAACAAACTATAAGTTACAAAAATTATTAAAGACCAAACTGTTAAACTCATTTAATACCTAAATATTCCCATCTCAACATCTTCCTGATGTTCCATGTATGTTGCAAATTTTGACAACGGTTCTTTTGGTAAACTAAAGTATGCATAGTATGTAACATGCTCTATATTTTGCTTAACCCATTGTTCATTTATTTTAGAAAAAGAAACTTTAAAACCTTTTTGCTTTAAATAATTTTCTGCAGAGTTACAAAATGCTGCAGTAAAGTTATTAATCTTGTGAGGTCCAAGAGTCCACACCTGTATTTGATTATTATCATTTGGAGTTGACAAAGCTACTGTCATTGCTCTCATAAATATCTCATAATCAGAGAACTCTTTTGTTCCCTCAACTACAATAACCATTAAAATCTCTTTTCTTTGAAATACTATTATACATTTTTATTATACCAATGTCAAGTTTAAACTAGCTACTTATGGTATCAATTATCATCTTGAATAGCAACCCTTACAGTTCCTTCATCTAAAATTTTACATAGCTGACTTTTTCTAGAAAATCCCTTAAAGGATACTAAAAAGTCTTCTTCTTTATTCTTTTGAAGTAAGGAGGTAATTATTACAAATAAATTTATTGCAAAAAAGTTTGTAGCAATTAAACATGCTGATATTCTTTGTAAGGGAGATAACTTTTGCATATAGCCTCCTATTATTTTTCAAAAAAGAATGGTGAGTCTTTCCATACTTCATCAGACTTTGAAGCTCTGGCGTTTTGAATAGCTTTCCACTTTTGTGTTGACCAGGCAAATCCAGAGTCTCCACCCCATAGTAGCCATGCAATCTTTCCATTTGACGGACGTTCTGCATTGTCCCAGTCTTTACCTTGCTTATCTACTTCATGTCTTGAAAAGAATGAGTACATTCTTGCAACAGTTTCTGGACTTAAATCTCTACCGTTAACTAAATCACGAGCACGAGCAACACCAACAGCAGTTCCACCTCTACCAAACTTAGCTCTTAGTTCAAGACCTCTTCTTGCATTATTAGCCATTGACTCTGTTGGTTTTAAATCAATATCAGAAACGTCTCTTTTTTCTACGCTAGAAGCTCTCTTAGACTTTGGTTTCCACTCTTCTGGAAGAAGTTCTTCACGACCCAAGGCTCCTGCTCTTCTTATAATATGATTACGAGCTCTTGCATAATTTGATGCACGACCAACAGACTGAATGGCATTTCTTAGATCTGCAACAGTTACAATTGGAAAAGATCCATCTGGCAAAGCCATATCTCTACGAGCAAGCATTTGTCTTTCTTTATCAGAATAATCTTTTTTGTTCATGTTATGTTGTGGACAATTTTCATCATCACATTCTTCCATTGAATGAGCCCTTGTGTTTGGAACATCGTCATTTCCAATAACATCATCATGGTGTGCCTTAGAAGTTGAAACTCTGAGGGTATCTACTCTATGACCAACTAGAGTATCAGTTGGCTTTCCATCTCTATAAATTCTAATAAGTGCTGCTGGATTATCTGGCGTTCCAGTAATTGTAAAATCAGAATTAGGAACATTGATAGAACCATTTCTTACTACTCTAACCACTTTTCCTCTAGCAGTTCCACCGCTTGAATTCCAAGAAACCATCTGACCGACTCTTACAGAATCAGCTTTTGACATTTCAGGAATTATTTCCATAAACTCTTCTCCAGAATTTTTCATATCAGAATTTACATAGCCATCTGGAATTACTGCAAGTCTGCAAGCACCCTCTTCTTCAATTTGCTGTGCAATAATAGCACAAACAACAGAAGATTTATGAAGTGCACAATTTCCACACTTTACACCAATTGATGCATTTTCATTTGTAGAACCATCTTCATAGCCAATCCAAATACCTTCTGATTGATCTAGTGGTCCTAGCTCTTCTGCTAATTTTAACAATGAATCTGCAAAGGCTTTCTCATCTTCTGAAAGCATGTTATAAAGAGGTTCGCCTTCCCACTCTTGTTTTTGAATATCCATAACTATATTATATCTTATTTTTGATTGTATCGTTCAAGAAGTACATCAAGAAAGAATCTTTCATCGTCAGAAAAAGTAAGCATATTTTCTTTTATATACTCAACTTGTTCTGGAGTTACCCCAACAACGGTCTGACCTTCAGTAAAAACAATGTCAATAACATCTTTCATCCATAACTGACTAGCCATT